ACACTCCTCAATCAGCTCGTCCGCCCACTCCGTCTCCGGAGCCCATACCATCCCGGATTCGAACATCGGCGCCACCGCATTGGCCCTCGATACCTTGTCCTGACCCGCCCTCCGGCCGCCCGGGGAGTACATCGTCACCGGCACGCCCATGCGACGAAGCTCTTGCTGCAACACGGTTCCCGTCGCCTTCGCCTCAATCAACACATTGTCAGGCCGCCAGTGCCGGTACTCCTCCAACGAGATGCGCTTCAATTCAGGAAAGTCCCACCGCCCACGGCACACGCCCAACAGGATAATGTTGGGACCAGAGTCCACGTCCGGATAGAACACGCCCCACGTCGTGATGACAGAATAGTCCGCCGTCTCCTTCTTCGAGTACGCCGTGTCATACGACTGGATGATGTACTCCACCGGCGGCGGCTCGTCGTGCGGCCATCTGCGCCACCACTCACGCCGCAGGATCGCGCCCTCTTCCGCCGTCGGCGTCTGCTGCCACTGCGCGTTCCACTTGCGAACCCCAATCGCTGCCTTGACCTTCTCCAGCTCGTCCAGCTTCCAGTACCCCGGCCACAGGGGCTTGTTCGAGGGCAGGATGGCAGGGAACTCCAAGACCTCCCACTGGTCCGACCTCGGCTGCCCCTGCATCTTGAGCAACCGGCCCGTCAGGTCGTCCGTCCGCCACCGGGTATTGATGACAATAATCGCCCCGTTGGGCTGCAGACGCTGACGAGGTCCAGAGGTGTACCACTCAAACGTGTTGTCCATCGCCGTATCCGACAGGGCATCCTGCTCGTCCAAGATGTCGTCCAGAATGACAACGTCACCGCCACGGCCCGTCATGGCACCACCCTTACCAATGAAAAACGCTTCGCCGCCCTCACTGGTGTCCCACCGGCCAGCCGCCTTCGAGTCCGCCGACAAATTCATCCCCGGGAACAAATCATGGTAGTGCTTCTCCCCCACCAGATTCCTGATCATGCGGCCAAAGCGCTGCGCCAGCTCCGCCGTGTGCGACCCGACAATGAGCTTGGATCGCGGCAAACGGCCCATGATGTACGCCGGGAACAGGTAACTGCCCATCTGGGACTTGCCGTGGCGAGGAGGCATAGCAATCATCAGGCGCTTACACGTGCCATCGACTACCCGATCAAGCTTCTCCGCGATCAGCCGGTGGTGTTCCCCGACCAGCATCTCGGGCCAGACATACTGACAGAACGACAGGAAGGACGACCGCGCACGCTCCTGCGCATCTAACTGCAACATCCGAAGCTCAAGCTTCTTCCGGTGCTCGTCCACATCCCTCGGGTGCATCTTCGAACCCTTCATACGCCTCCAGTCATTTGCGTTTCAAAATTTTGCATACACCCCCCGGCATAGCTTTCCAGAAACAAGGGGGGGCCTTTTCTAGGCCCCGGGGGCATCGCGCTTTCTTCTGGGGGCAGACTCTACCAGAAAAGGTTTCACGTGGCACATTGGTCCATGGGCCGAGGCTCATGGGCCGGGCTTGGTCAACAGTTGGTCAAAAAATGATCAACTGTAAACCAACACCAACAGTTGGCGAGATTTACCAACATTTGGCCAGATTCCTCAACCTAAGTGCATGATTTGTCAGAAAGTGACAAATTTTGTCACATTGTGACAGTTTCTGTAATACAGGGGGTGTTCATGTGGAACGGCCCACGGACCGGGGGCAGGCTTCGAATCAGGAAAAATGAAAAGTGTTTCTGGGGCTATTGTTTGTACGAAATCGGGCCTTAGCCACCGCTGCGCTAGGGCGGGGGGTTTTTTCGGGACCGGGGGTCGCGACGCGCGGATCACGTGCCAGATCGGAGGGCAAGGGACCCGATCCCACGGCGCCCGGACCACGGCCCTATTGCCGGTAATATCAATTACCGGAAATAGTGACTCTAATGAAATCAATCACTTACGAAAAACGGGGCGCGCGTGATAGGGCAAACCACTCACGCGCCCCGATCCGGGGCCCGGGATCAAGGCGCGCGGCGCTGGATCGGGGGCGCCCGGACCACGGCCAACGGACCACGGCGCCCGGGCCCGGGTATAGCGCCGGCGTTCCGGATGGGCGGCGCCCGGCGCGCGGACCGCGTGCTGGTTTACTTATCAGGGCCCGGCATGCCTGATAAGCTTCAATAATCAGGGAACCGGGCGCCCATAAAAAAGCCCGGCGTGCTGCCGGGCTCTGATACTAAAGCGGGGGGTCACTCGTCGCTGTCGAGGAAGCATTCGATCCTCCCCGTCGCGTTTATCGGATTGCCGTTTTCGTCGCGGAGCGAGACCGTGACGGTCTGACCCAGGTTTAAGTAGTGCGGGGCGGTCTCGCTTACTTCGCCGACGGTGCCGTCGCGCAGCTGCACGGTGTGGATGATGGTGCTCATTGTGTGCTCTCTCTGTATGGTGGCGCGCCCGGTACCGCGCCGGAAAATTAAAACCGGAGTCGCGATTATGCATGGGGGCGCGCCGGCGTCAATGGGTTGCAGCAAAAAAAACGGCCGCACAGTGGCGGCCGTTGAATCAGGCGGGAGAGACTAGGCAACAAGCTTCAACAGCGCGCCGGCTTCCGCCTCAACCTCTACGCGGTCAGCCGTGTAGGCTATCGTTTTCGCGTGCGCGGTGATGCCTGTCATTGCGTCCCACATAGTCTCGATGGGGCGCCCTTCCTCCAGCATATGCGCATGCTGGAAAGAGGCGGCGCGCTTGGGTCCATAGCGCTTCGCTAACCATTCGTCGACGTTATCGATGCGCGCCTTTTGCGCCTCTTTCAGGGCGGATTCAATGCCCCCCGCAGCGCTGTTCGCGTACGCGATCAACGCAGGCTGTACTTGCTCAATAAAACGGTCCGGAGCGCTTGCTGTGTGCCTAATGCTGATGTCTTGCACTTGCTCTGCGCCCCAAACAATTCTGTTCGCGCACACATAGTCGAAAAGGAAAGTCCGGACCTTTAAGGCGCCGGCGCCTACCTCGCTGTTACTGACGAAAAAGCCCCGGGCAAGTTGACCCGGCGCGCCATTACGACGGTTCGGGATTTCAATCCGATTTACTTCATCCGCCAGAAAAATAAAGCAGTCCCGGTCGCTGGCAAACAGCGTGGTATTCCGTTCCGTAATATCCACAGCGCGGCCGAATTCGCCCGGCACGCGGAAATCGCCATTCCGGCCGTCGCCGAATTTATCCATCAACGCGCGGACCACGTCACTATTCCAGACGCGGCCATAACGCGGACCGGTTGCGGCACGCAGCGTGCCCTCCGGCGCGCCCTGCTCACGCGTGATCAGCACGCCAACATCCTCAACATCCCGGCTGTACTGCAAGCCGTAGTTGAGACAATCGGCCGCCATAGGGGCGGGCAAGTCGCGCAGATAACCGGCCGGCGCGCCAACAAGGCTAGCCAGCTGCCCGAAAGCGTAATGTGTGGGAGCGTACGCGTGCCCGTTCGGGCCTTCAATGATCAGGCCTTTGTTGTCGGCTGCCGGTACTGCCTGAAGGCGCCGGGAAGAAACCACGGCGGCCCGGCTGTTATCGCGTGACAGCTGCAGCATATTGGCCATGGCGGGCAAGGAAAGGAAACGCTCTTCAGCGGGACGGCTGGACCACTGACGGTTGCAATCTACTAGTGTGCTCATTGTGTGCTCTCTCTGTATTGTGGCAGGTCCCGGTAACCTGCCGGAAAATTAAAACCGGAGCGGCAACTATAGTTCGCCGGAAAATTAGTGCAAGCGCTTTTTCACTATTCCGCAAAAAAAAACGGCCGCACGGGGCGGCCGTGAATTCAGGGAAGGGGCGCGCCCTTAGTGCCTGACTTTGGCATGCTCAATGATGACAGTCTCGCCGCCGTGCTGGTAGCACGCCCGGCAATCGATGCATTTTTGACCGTCGCAATTTGCGGGCCCGGCATAGTCTGCGCGCACGTTATTAAAGACGCGATCGAAGCCGGCCGGCGGCCGTTGCATGACGCGATCCAGCGAGGGGTTAGAGTAGATCAGAACGACGTTATCCGGGCGGCGCGCGCCCTTGCGGATAATGTCCCGGCGCTTGGTCCACAATGCGAAAATGGTTGCCGGATTTTTATCCGCTATCGCGTAGAGGTTGCGCAAGTGTAGTGCGTTGATCAATTCACCGTGGCCATGAAAACGGAAAATGCTTGCATTGATTGCCGGCAATTCTGCCGGCTGCAGTTCGCGCGACGATAGCAACAGACTGTTATGCTCAAAAGCCGGCACGCAATTCTTACGGGACCCTGACAGCATGGCGGCGCTGTAGCATGCGCCGCAAATTGCATCCGTGTCGCGCATGGTGCTGCAGAATGCATTTGTGAGCGTGTTCGTGTTGATTGCTTGAATACCTGTCAACTTGCCGGTCATGGTGGAAACATGCACCCCGGCGCGCTTTTTATCGGTTGCAATGATCATTGTTTTTTCTCGCTGTATGATCCGCCCCGGCGTGGCGGAAATTAAATGCCGGTCCGGCGGATTATGCGCACGCGCGCGGCCGTGTCAACTATTTTAAAACAAAAAACCAAAAAACAAGAACCGTAACAAGCGGAGCAATTCCCCGCGCTGTTCCCTTCTTTTGTCATCCGCCGGCGGCGGCGGAATATACCGCGCCGGCCGGATTGATTTCCTTCTACGGCGACGGGACATAAGGCGCCCCTAACAAAAATAAAAAGGAAACGGCGGCCCACAGGTAGACAATAAAAAACAAGGCGCCGGCTAATGCCAGTAACCAGTCTACAATTATTCTGCGCATGCCACTTCCCCCCCGTACACTGCAACGCTTGCGTAACAGTGTGCGCATGCTTCAGGCCCTTCCCAGACAAGGGCGATGCCCATAAACTGCCAGCCACTGCGCACACCATGCCGCGTGCTACTAAGCATATTGAAATAATTATCCCGCGCGCATTTATGGCAAACGCACTCGCCATCATCCGTGACGGCGACAATTTGATAGCCACCCGGCCACGCGTAAGGCTGCCGCAACCACGCCTTAAGTTCCGCTGTTTTCAATGTATTGGCCATGCTACTGTCTCCTGTATTGATTAGATTGTCAGAATCTCGATCTGCACGTTAATGAATCCGCCGTTTTCCAGCCACACCTCCGCCGGGCGCGCATCTTGTGGGCGAAAGAAGCGTACGCACTGCAGATCAACTTCCGTGAGCGCGCCTTGTTGGTTTAAAAACGCAATCAATTCCTGCAGCCACTTAACGGCAAGTTCTCTCCCATCGGTCCCCGTGAAAACGCGGGTCTTGATAGTACCGCCTTTTTGCACTGCACTGGTGACGATTATCATTTTGCTGTCTCCTGTATACCCCGGCACGATTACCGGGAGCGCATAATTTGCCGCCCCCGGCGCGCCTTGTCAAGTCATCATTGCAACAAAAAGCATGCTCCAGCGCACGCAATCTGCCGGCCATGAATCCACCGGTTGCACGCCATCGATGCCGTGCTCGTGCAATGCGATTGCATCCGCTGCAGAAAACAATAGCAGCTGCGCGCCCCGTATCGTAGTGCTGCCCGGCGGGTGATACTGGACCAGAATAAACGACGGCACGCCGAGCCCGGCCGCAATAGTGTGAAAGCTTATCTGGTGCGGAGACAGGCGCACGCGCTTGCCTCGTTTCACCACTTTCAGTTCCAGCATTACCCAACCGTAATTTTTCAGCCCCACCAAACAATCGGGAAGGCCCAGCCCCACGCGCGTCTCAATCCTGACTATCTTGCCCGTCGTCGTCGGCATGTTCTCTTTCAGGCGCTGATATAACGCTGCTTCCGGTGTCGTCGCCATTGTCTTCCTCCACGGTGATGTCGTCGGGTGATAGTTCAATCAAGGCCGACGGCGTGTCCTGCATCTGCCCCTGCCCGTAAACATCCTTCAGGCGCTGGAGCTCCTGCTGCACTTCGTCTTTACTCATCGCATCGATGGTGCCATACCTGACTTCCTTACGCTCCACGTATATCGTGCCCAGTGCCTGCCCCCGGCGGAATTCCGCCTGCACTGCTGCCCCGAAATTACCTGCCGTCAATGCCGCGTCCCGGATGCGCTGCATGTCGCGCATATGCCGCTCGTAGGTTGTCCCATAAACCTCCGCAAGCTCCTGCCGCATTTCCTGAATGGCGCCCACAACATGGGGGGACACCTTAGGATCAGTCAGCATGGTCCCTACCGACTTTGCATTGACCGGCTTATAGCCCGCCCGCAACGCGGCCTCCTTCAGACTAATTTCCCCGAAATTAGCCGCGACCTCCTGAACGAACTTCCACTCCTGCGCCGTCAACGGCTTGTTCTTTGGCACCGTGACAGGCGTGGCCAGCCTAGCCTTTACCGTCGCATGCGTGCTCATTTTCTTGTCCCGGGGCACCGACTTCAGCGCTTCCGGTATCTGTGACCTGTTCTTATTGCCCATTACTCAACCCTCCTGCACACGTAAATGCCTTCCTGCGCTGCGTCCCGCCGCACCCGGAACCGTACATCCCCTCCCCGGTTCTGGTGCGCCACCGACGCCCTACAGGCCTCTACCTCGTTCTCGTCCAGTTCCAGCCAGTCCCCGACCGCCATATCCCGCAAAGGGAACCAGTACCCCGACCGCGTGGCAGGGGTCTCCACCACGAAGTGCATCCGCGCTTCCGGCCATCGGGCCTGATGGTTCTCTGTGTCATCGAACGACGGCACTACTTCACCCTCCTGCAGACGTAGACGTCAGGAAGCCCCCTGACGGGCCTGATGGTGAATTCCTTCTCCATCCGTCCTACGTACGAGGGGCTCCTCCGCCAGCGCTCCATGGCGTTCCTGAGCCGCATGGACAGGGGTTCCCCCTCCACCGAGATAAAGTCCCCCACCTGCATCTGTGCAAAGGGGTACTTCAAGCGCTTGGCCTCCCAGTCCATGTAAATCTGCTGGCACCTATGTGTCCACCGGAACCGGTCAGGCCGGTCATACTGCTTTGGCATTACACTACACCTCCAAGAGTATCGTAATCTGTCCAAAAACTGCCGTAATGCAGAAGTACAATCTAAATATACATATAGGGGAGAAAAGCTTGTTTCATGGTAAGACAGATTTTATGAAAGTTCGCTGGATTTAAAGAAAAATCACTTTTAGTCCCTTCCTGTCATTACATACCCTACATCACCATTACACTACTTAAAAACACTACTGTAATGCACTAACCCCATGATCCATATAGAAAAACACCCTATCATTACACCAAACACACCTACTTCGACCTAAAAGATGTGTTACCACGAAACAAGCTTTCCAGCCCTATAAGGGGAATAAACTTGTACAAATCCCCTGTTTTTGCCCTATCAGCCCTACACCCAGCAGGGACATCTCCACATTCTCTCCACATTCCACCCCTAAAACCCACACACCACCCCCTACACCTACCTCAAAAACCCGTTCCAGCTCCATCCTGACCCCGGTCCGTGGTCCTCGCTCCTAGCCTCCGTCCCCACTCCCCCCAAAACCTGCCCCCATCCCCCCAAAACCCGGTCCGTGGCCCCTTCCCAGTGCTCCCCCCGCCCTTATCCACTTATACATCCCCCTCTGCCTCCCGGTGATCCTCCCACCCGGGCCCATGCTCTGGCCGATCTGGGATAGTCCACCGGATTTCCCCCGGCACGATGGTTTCGCCTGCCTGTCCTGTTGCCTGCAGGGGCACGGCATAGCCTTGGATGAGCCGTTTGGCCTCTCCGAGGGCTCTGGCGAGCTTTAGCCCCTGCATGGCATCCTCTGTGGTCTTTTTCCTGACATCCCTCTCCAGACCCTCCAGAATCGCGCAGGTCT